ATGTATTTTTATAACTCTAATAACAACAATGTTTTTAAGGTAACTGTAGATGTTAGTGGATTAAAGTATATTTACAATAATACATTGATCAAAAACATATCAATTCTTGAATCATCAGATTTTATTGCTGGTATAGATATTGATAAATTAAGAATTAACTATCCAGATACCCTAGGTAATTTTTTTGCTAACCCACAAAATATATCATTAAGTCTTTTGGGCTATGGAGACTCAACCTACTCTGGAAAACTATATCAGTTTACTTTTAATAATTTATTTTTTCACGAAAAGGATACATATAGTTTGTTTGACGATGAAGGTATTGCCTTATCAGATTCTTCTAGTTCAGATATAGAGTATGTAGGAAACTATACCGTTAAGCCAATTTTAACCCCTACATATTTAAACTTAGATGTAAGTTGTGCTGGATATTGGGAAGACTCTATACCTCTTTCATATTTTGGAAAGCAAGTAACTAGTGCTGGTGGTTTACAGTATTTTGATCTAGATATGATTCAGTTTAATATTGATATTCCTACTCAGGTTTTAACCTCTCCTTCTGCAAGTTCTTATGCTCTTTCAGATCTAGTAAAAACTTATGTTACTTTGCAAGATAGTGATAATGTTGGAAATATTGCATATTCAACATATACAAATACTCAAGAAATTGGTGCAGGAAGGGTTTTGGATTTTGATAATACAAATGATGTTGTTGAAACAAAGTTTGAGGTAGTTGATGGAACAATCATAATCCCACCTAAAGAACTAGTTGATTTTAAAGACTACTATATAACTATTCATATTGAGGCTAAAGTCGAGGGTATAAGTAATAAACCATTACAAATTAGAAAGATGTTATTATCATCTCTAGTAACCAATGAAAAGACCTTTACTGAAATAGGAACTAGGACTGGAAATAAAATATATCCAGTAGCAAAATATAATAGGACATATTCTTTTAAAGATAAAAATCCATTTACCATATACCCAGAAACTTCCCCATACCTATATTTGACTGGAAATTCTGGAATAACAATGTTGCCTTATACCTCTCAAGCAGAAAGAGGTTTTTCAATACCTATTAATAAAAATAGAAAGGCTTCATACTTTTTAGGTGGAGTTCAATTTTGGGCTATGTATAATAAAGACAATTTAATAGACTCTACTAAAAAAATTGCCAGGGTATCCACTATTGACAAAACTTATGATTTTTTTATTGAACCTATAGACAATGGAAAAAGGGGTATATTAAAAGGATATGACGTTGAAACTGGATTCATATCAGATATTATCAATGAAGTCGTAGGAGATATATTATTCTACCAAGATGGATATTTAATTAAAAATCCAATAATTAATCCACTTAAATGGACTTCTATCGTAATAGCCTTTGGATCAAGCATACAGTCTCCCCTAGCATCTGGAAGTTTAGAACTATATGAAGGAGCCTTATATAATAATATTTCAATTTATGAAAAGCCACAAGTTACATCAAACTTTACGGTTGGAAGTAGAAATTGGCAAGAAGCAAGGTTTACAGATATAGAAACAGAGACTGAATCAATTACCACAGAAAATCAATGGGAAGACTGGTTGGTATATACATGGACAGAGTTATACGCACCAGTAGAGTTATTTAAGTTTGCAATAGATGGAAAGAATATTTTAGAGTCATATTCTGGAACTGCTGGTGTAGTAATTGACGATAATGCAACAATATTGTTTAATTCAAATGGGGCAGACCTATTTTCTAACGTTACATGGGAGACAAGACTTGTCAAACCAGTATAATATGGTATACTTGTGTACATGAATAAGCCAAAACTCAAAAATAATGGTAAGCCTAAGTTAACAGTAATAGAAAAAAAATCAGACTGGGGAGTTTACGTTTGGTTATGTGACTTTGACAGTAAACCATTTGGTGATGGTAACGGTAATATAATGAATGTTCCAGGAAGACCATATGATTTAGAAAAGATGGCAAAAATAAGACAAGCGGCAGAACACTATGGTGCTCCTGCAGGAAAGGTCCATTTCATGGCTGGTGTAAATAGAGTTAGTGACGAAGAGCATCAAAATCAAATTCATAGAATGAAAGAAGGATTAATTCCTAGCGAAACAGACATAGGTGCATGGATGCTTGCCCAAGAAGGAATGAGAAAAAATGGAAGATAATAATGATGCAATAGCAAAAATAGATAATTTAGATAAAGCACAACCTAAAGAAAAAATAGATTCTTTTAATGTTGATGCAGAAATAGTAAAATCTTATAATGGAATAGATCATAATTTTAAAAGAAAGATTAATAGAGTTGTAAGTAAGGCATTTACAGGTGTTGGTAATACTAAGTCAAAACAACTATTTCCAGAAATGGATATGGTTACAGCCTACGGTTTATTTGATGTTGTTCTACCACCATACAATTTAGATGAACTTTCTTATTTTTATGAAAACTCATTTGCAAATCACGCAGCAATTTCAGCAAAAGTATCAAACATAGTTGGACTTGGATATGGTTTTGAAATTACAGATTCAGTATTGGCAAGACTAGAAGAAGCACCAAATGAAGAATCATTAATGAGAGCACAAAGAAAAATACAAAGAGCAAAGGCTTCTTTAACCGAGTGGTTAGAAAGTTTAAATGATGAAGATACCTTTAGCCATATTTTAGAAAAAGCATATATTGATGCAGAATCAACAGGTAACGGATATATTGAAATTGGTCGTAAAGTAAATGGAGAGATTGGCTACATTGGCCATATCCCAGCAACTACAATTCGTGTACGCCGTATGCGTGATGGGTATATTCAAATAGTAAATCAAAAGGTAGTATATTTTAGAAACTTTCAAGGTAAAAATGCAAACACAGTAACAACTGATCCTAGGCCAAACGAATTAATTCACATTAAGAAGTACTCTCCAAAGAACTCATACTATGGAGTTCCAGATACAGTTGCTGCTGCAACATCTATGGTGGGTAACGAATTAGCAGCAAAATACAATGTTGACTATTTTGAAAATAAAGCAGTTCCTAGATATATTGCAACTTTAAAGGGTGCAAGACTTAGCCCAGATGCAGAAGATAAGTTTTTTAGATTTATGCAAGCAGGACTAAAAGGTCAAAATCACAGAACCCTTTATATTCCTCTTCCATCAGATGGTCCAGATAACAAGGTAGAGTTTAAACTAGATCCAATCGAAAATGGTATTCAAGATGGGTCATTTGAAAAATATCGTAAGGCAAATCGTGACGATATCTTAATGGCACACCAAGTTCCATTTTCAAAGGTAGGTGGAGGTGAAGGTGTATCAATAGCCTCAGCCCTAGTTGCCGATAGAACCTTTAAAGAGCAAGTTGCTAGACCAGCACAAAGAAATCTTGAAAAGACAATAAATAAACTTATTAAAGAAAAGACCGATATGCTTTTGCTTAAATTCAATGAGTTAACTTTAACTGATGAAGATACTCAAAGTAAGATAGACGAAAGATATTTGCGTATGCAGGTTGTTGTTCCAAATGAAGTTCGTGAAAGAATTGGGTACCCAGCAAGACCAGGTGGCACAGATCCAGTCCTTTTAGGAGCACAAGCCAGAGCAGAACAAACAGCACAGGCAAGTGGAAATAGACGCAGAGACCAAGAAAGAACTAACAACGCATCCGACTCAACATCTACCACAAGAGGTAGAAGTGCACAGGGCGAAGGCAGATCTCAAGAATAAATGCTATAATATTATAAAGTGTCTATAAACACTTATTATAATAGAGGTAGAATGACTAATTTAACTAAAGCCTTTTGGCACTCTGAAGAAAATAATATTAGACTATCTATGCCTATTGGCAAAGTAGATAAAGAAAAACGTATGGTATCAGGATTTGCTACCCTTGACAATGTTGACAAACAACATGACATAGTTCCAACAGATGTTAGTGTTAAAGCCTTTGAAAGATTTCGTGGTAACCTAAGAGAGATGCATATGCCTATCGCAGTCGGTAGAGTAATGTCATTCAAATCAGATAAATTTTATAATAGAGAAGAAGATAAGTTTTATAATGGGGTGTACGTAGATGCATATATTTCTAAAGGTGCTCAAGATACTTGGGAAAAGGTTCTTGATGGTACTCTTTCTGGGTTTTCTATTGGTGGCAGTATCAAGGAATCGGACAGCGTATACGACCCCGACTTGGATAAGGCTATCAGGGTTATTAAGGACTATGACCTCCAAGAATTATCATTAGTAGATAATCCTGCTAATCAATTTGCAAATATTGTATCAATTGAAAAAATAGCAGACGGTAGTAATAAAATTGATGGTATCATTAGTAAAGTAGATCTTGAAAATGTTTACTGGTGTGAATCAGATTCACTAATTAGACTTTCAAAAGACGAAGACTCTTCATGCCCTTCATGTGACAAGGGTATGACAAATATTGGTTTCGTAGAATCAAACGATTCAGAAAAGAATTCTGTGGTAAAAGATTTATTAAAATCACAGAAAAATAGACTTGGTGATAAAGTAGCCAAGGCTGATAATCCTATCAAGGAGGGGAATAATATGGCAGATCAAGAAATTACAAAACATGATGATGTTGCAGAAGTGGCAGAAGCACAAGCAGACGCACCAGCAGAAGCAGTTGCAGAAGCAGTAGCAGACGCACCAGCAGAAGCAGTAGCGGACGCAGTAGCAGATGCACCAGCAGAAGCAGTTGCAGAAGCAGTAGCAGACGCACCAGCAGAAGCAGTAGCAGATGCACCAGCATCAGACGTTGATGCCACCACTCCTGCTGAAGAAGTAAGTGCTGAAGAAGCACCTGCTGATTTAGCAAAGGCTGTAGATACAGTACAAGAATCAGTTGATGAGATTCAAAACACAGTTGCTTCAGCACTTGGAGACTTGGTGACAACCGTAAAGTCATTAAATGACAAAATGGCAGAATTACAAAAAAGCATTGATTCAGCAAAAGAGGAAGTTGCTGGAATTAAAAACAATGTAGAAGAGTTTGGAAAGCGTGTAGATTCACTAGAAGATGATACCGCTGTCCGTAAGTCTGGCGACCTTGGCGGGTTCGTACAGGAAGAAACACAAATAAAGAAAGGATCGATGTGGGGCGGGCGTTTCCTCAATTCCGCTGACCTATATCGTTAACATTCACTAGGAGGTGAAATAATTATGGCAGAAGAAATTTTAGAAAAGGCTGCTGCTACAGGATCTATCGTTTCTGGTGGTATTGGAGGTGTAAGCACCCCAGCCGCAGGAGACCTTGGTGTTGCAGGAAGTTCCGCTAATGACGGAGGTATTCTTGCTCCTGAGCAATCACGCCAATTTATCGAATACATATTCGAACAACAAGTACTAGCAAGAGATGGACGCAGAGTAACAATGCGTACAAACGCTGCTGAACTTGAAAAACTTAACGTTGGAGAACGTGTAATCCGTGCCGCTGCACAAGCAGATGCAACTTACACAAACGCTGGTGTTACTTTCACAAAGGTAGAAATCTCTACAAAGAAGATTCGTCTTGACTGGGAAGTATCAACTGAAGCACTCGAAGACAACTTGGAAGGTGCAGGATTGGAAGACCACTTGGTCCGTACAATGACTCGTGCTTTCGCAAATGATCTCGAAGATCTCGCAATCAACGGAGTAGGTTCTGGTTCAAATGCATTCTTGAACATCATGGAAGGTTTTGTTGCAAAAGAAAACACTTCTACAAACACTGCAACATTCGGTACAGATATCGAAGACTTACAAGCACTTGTGCTTGCAATGCCTCGTAAATATCGTGCTTCACGTTCAGCAATGAAGTTCTATGCAGACACAGAAACAGTATCAAACATTATCAACGGCCTTGGCTCTTCAGGTAACCTGAACAGCGAAAGAATCGTTGAAAGAGTTGTTGCTGGTCAAGAACCACAAATCCTCGGTGCTCCATTGCAGTACCGTGTACTAGGTCTTCCTTTATTGGAAGTTCCTTTGATGCCTGCAAACCGTGTATCTCTAACATTCCCTGAAAATCGTATTTGGGGTTTCCAAAGAGATGTCACAGTTCATCGTGAATTCCAACCTAAGAAAGATACAGTAGAATATACTGTCTTCTTACGTTTCGGCGTTCAAGTTGAAGAAACCAGTGCTATCGCAGTTGCACAAGGATAATATCCTTAACAACTAATTAGAGAGGGGAGCAGAAATGTTCCCCTCTTATTTATTTATTTATAAATGATATAATAATTTAGAGGTGTATTAATGGAAATTTTAAGATTAAATAATTCTACTTCATTATCTGCATCATTTTCTGGACTAACAGCAAGCGGATCATATACTTTAGATCTAGATGATTTAATAACATCTACCTCATACTCAGCAAGTGCTATAGCAAACCAATCAGGGCTTGCAGTATTTACACTTCCAAATCATTACCTAACATATACTGGCCAACTCTCCGTTTCAGTAAAAGATAACTTAGATAACATAGTAAACATGACAAATCTAGATGTAATAAGACCATATTGCAATATAGCATCAACTGCTTCATTATTAAATATTAAAACTTCAGAGGCTACAGAATATGAAAGAATTGCTAGATATATTATAGATTCACATACAGGTGGATTTAATTATGTAAGAAAAGAAAAAGAGTTTATTGGGGATGGAACTGATCAACTTTTAATTGATGAAAATATTCATAATTTATATAAGTTGTATGAGAATGGAGAACTTATTTATGATTCTACCTCGGAAAGCAATGAATCAACATATAGAGTTAATAAACAATTGAATGCTATTGTTCTTGATATTCCAGAAACTAATAGAATAAATTATCCTAAAATATGGAGAGATAGATTTTTAGATGTAGACTTTTTTGACGGGTATGAATATGTGGTTGATGGAGACTTTGGATGGAGGGTTATTCCTCAAGATATCCAAGAGGCATCTCAACTATTGATGCAAGATATAGTTCAAGATAATCTAAGATATATTAATAAGTACATAGAGTCTTTTGATAATGATGACTTTAAGATTAAGTTTTCTAAAAATTGGACATCTACTACTGGAAATCGTATTGTAGATAGAATATTGGAGAAGTATCAAAAGTCTATTCGTGTCGGAGTGTTGTAAATGTTACCTAAGTCAAGTTTAGATGATGTCTTATACCCTATGACTGCAGAGATATATTACGCAGATACTAAGCAAGATGAGTTAGGATCAATGAAGAAAACCTGGGTATATGATAGAACTATTAAATGTTCAACTATATCTCAAGCATCAGATAAAACAACTTTAAGTCCTGAAAGTGTTAATGTTAAATCATTATTTGAATTAAATGCTGATGCTATATTAAGAACTAATGATAATATACAAAAAAAGAAAAATGGTACTTTTTACCCAATATCTGAAATACTTATAACAGATATAAAAGATCCTAGGGGAGATTATGTTTGGGAAGATACATTGAATAAAAGGGTTCAATTTGAATTAAAATCATTTGTAATACAGTATGGTCCAGACCATAATAAACAATTTTATAAAGGATACTTGTCTAGGTCTAAAAAACAAGAAGAGGTATTATACTAATGATACGTACCTCTTTTGATACTAAGAAAATGACTAAAACTATAAATAATATTATTCAGTATTCAAATGGATATCTTGATGAAACAAAGAAAAGTGAAAGCAAAATAGCATCTAAAATTGCTAGAATAAGCGTCAAAACATTTTATGATTATTTAGATGGTTTAGCAAGGATGCATCCAGAAATGCTACATCATGTTTATGAATGGGGCGAAATAGGCAATCCTGGAGAAAGACTTTTTAATTTAAAAACAATATCTGTTGGAAAGTCCGTTAGTGTTGATGGTGAACTAACTCAATCTTCAAGCATTAAAGATGGTTCTACTGAACCATTTTATGATAAAGCAAGCATTATGGAATATGGAGAAACGGTAACAGTTTCAGAGAAAGAAGCACAGTCCCTATTCTTTGAAATAGATGGAGAAGAGTTTTTTAGAAAGGGACCTATAACAATAGCAAATCCTGGAGGAGAAGCAGTTAGAGGATCTTTTGTTAGATCTTTTAATGAATTTTATAAAAACTATTTCTCTCAAATATATTTAAGATCTATAAAATTTTATCAACATCTAGAAAATGCAAATGCCTATAAAAAAAATATTAAAGGATCTACTATAAGTAGTAATCCTAGAAATTTAGGTAAGAATTCTGCAATGCAATGGATAGCAACTATGCCAGGAGATGATTTCATTGGCTAGTCCTATATTGCTTCCAGACATTAAAGATCCTCAATTTTGGACCATGTCTGCTAGTGTGGCAGCAGAAGATGTTACTTTGAATATTTTAAAGTATGCTTTTAATGAACTTATTCAACTTCCAGGGTTTGCTAAGTATGGACAAATTAAAGATACTAATGGTCTTATGGTTGTACCTATATACCCTGTAACAAATGCTGGGGTAAGACTACCAGAGACATCTATTCCAGATGAACTAACAATAATTTATGATGATTTTATAAAGGCTAGATCTGGAGAATATAAATACTTTTATCCTATAAAGGGTGTTCAGTCAAGATTTAAGGTAACAACAGATGACTATGCTGTAACAAGGATTATTACTAATAGGCTGGTAGAAATTATAGATAGGGAAGATGAGGCTGCCTCAGACATTAATGGCTTTATGAGGCAATATTACGGGGGTAATCATAGAATTATGCTTCATTGTGTAAATGCTTATCAAACAGTATATTTAAAAGACGCTACTACCCTAGATGATCAAAGACTTATATTCTCTCAAGATATTATCATAAAAGCAGACTATCATATGCTGCCAATAAATAGTAAGTTTGCATAAACAAGATATATAATTGTACTGAGGAACGCCCCCACTATTAAAAACTAGAGGAGGAAAAAAACATGGCTTATACTCGTGGAGATTCAAAACAGATTATCGTAGGTGCCGCAGCACTTTTTATCGGAGACTATTCATTAGAATATTATGAAGCACTTTCCGCATACAAATTTTCTGCAGCCGCAGCAAGTGCAAACGGACTTCCAGCATTCGTACAAGGTACAAGTTTCAAAGAAACTTTATCAGGCGGAGCAGGAGACGCAGCATATTGGTCAAACGTAGGCTACACAATGAATGGTTTGGAAATGCAATTCCAACCAGACTTTGGTGAAGTTCAAGTTGATCAGTTACTAGACGTTGCTCGTTTGTACAAGCAAGGAATGACCGTAAGTTTAGTCACCGCATTTGGTGAAGCAACTTTGGAAAACCTTGTAACTGCAATTGCAGGAGATGATGCTGACCTAACAGGCAACTCAACTACATCTAATGGTCAAACACTTGAGTTATTGTCTGGAGATATCGGAGACGTACCATTGGAGCGAGCAATCGCTGCAGTTGGTCCAGGAACTGGTGACCCAAACACAACTAAAGAACGTATCTATGTTGCAAACCGTGCACTTTCAATTGAAAATGTAACAGTTTCAGCAAAACGTGATGCACCATCAATGTTCGAAGTAACATTCCGATTGCTCTCAGCAGCAAACGGATCTTACGGAAAAATTGTTGATCGTACCGTTTAAGATAAATTCATAAACACTTAGCCCACTCCCTTTGGGGGTGGGTTTTGTGCTATAATTTTATTATATCCATAGGAGGATAAATGGCAACAAGTGTTTACGAAGTTGTAGAAATTGAACTACAAGATGGAACTAAGGTAGAAATGAGACCGCTTAAAATCAAAATTTTAAGGGATTTTATGAAAGAGTTTCAAAAGATTTCTGATGAAACAATATCAGAAGATAACATTAAATCAATGGATTTACTGTTAGATTGTGCAGTTATAGCAATGAAGCAGTACAAACCAGAATTAGCAGATAAGGCTAAATTAGAAGATGTTATTGATTTGCCTACTGTATATAAAATAATTGAAGTGGCTGCTGGGATTAAGTTGAACGACCCAAACGCACTAGCGGCGGCTCTAGTTGGGACGAACTAGATCTAGCCGAGTTGGAATCTAAAGTATTTCTTTTAGGTCTTTGGAAAAATTACGAAGAACTAGAAGAAAACATATCGATACCAGAACTAGTAGCAATACTAGGATCACACAGTAAAGAGCAGTACGAGAACAAAAAATTCTTTGCTGCAATACAGGGTGTTGATATAGATAAAAATAATTCGTCCGAAGGTCAAGAGGCTTGGGAAAAAATAAAGGCCAAGGCTTTTAGCAAGGGCAAAACAAAAAACCCTAACGATATAGTGTCGTTAAGTGGAGCGGCTGCAAAAAGGGCTGGTTTTGGAATTGGTGAGGGCTTAGACTACGAGGTGATTGATTAGTGGCAGAGATTATTAAAACTAGTATTGATGTTGATATTAATACCAGTGGTGCTGCTGCTGAACTTAGAAAATTACAGCAACAAATAAATGCTTTTAATCTTACTCTTAATAAAAGTCAAAAGATACAAAATCAAGCATCTAGAGCATTTGCAGATAGCCTTGCTGATGCTGTAAATAGAACTGGAACGTTTCGTGCTGAAGTTGTTAGAATGCAAACTTCTGCTAATGCTCTTGATTCAACACTAAGAAAAGGTCAAGCAACATTAGGTCAATTTTTTAGTGCAGCCTTTAATAAAAGAAGTGCAATTGCTGCAGAGACATTTGCCTTGGCATCAGAACGTGCACGTACAATGCAAACTCAGTTTATTGCAACTGGCAAAGCATCAAAAGGTATGCAGGATGCACTTGCAATAAGACCTTTAACAGCATTTTCTTCAGAACTCTCTATAGCATCTCAAAGAACACAAATCCTTGGTTCTATGTTTAGACAAGGTACAACTCAATTAATTAATTTTGGTAAAAACGTACAGTGGGCTGGTAGACAACTTATGGTTGGTTTTACAGTTCCTTTAACTATATTTGGTGCAACTGCAGGAAGAGTATTTAGAGATTTAGAAATGCAAGCGGTAGCATTTAAAAAGGTATATGGAGATATATTTACAACTCCAATGGAATTAGAAAGTAATTTAAAAGCAGTAGAAGGATTATCTAAAGAATTTACAAAATATGGTATAGCAGCAAAAGATACTATGTCGCTAGCAGCACAAGCAGCAGCAGCAGGTAGAAGAAATGGTGAGTTAACAGACGCTGTAAGAGAATCTACTAGATTAGCAACCCTTGGTCAAATGGATCAAAACTCTGCACTTGAAACAACAATCGCACTACAAAGTGCTTTTAGATTATCTGGTCAAGAATTAGCAGACACTATTAACTTTTTAAACATGGTTGAAAACCAAACAGTTGTTAGTTTACAGGATATAGCATCTGCTATTCCTCGTGTGGCACCAGTAATTAAAGGACTTGGTGGAGATGTAAAAGATTTAACAGTATTTTTAGCAGCAATGCAAGAAGGTGGAGTGTCGGCAGAGCAAGGCTCTAACGCTCTTAAATCAGGTCTTGGATCTTTAATTAACCCAAGTAAAGAAGCAACTAAACAACTTGGGGATTTAGGAATAAATATAAATGCAATAGTTCAGCAAAACCAAGGTGACTTGATGGGAATTGTTACAACATTTTCTAAAGCACTTGAAACATTAGGTGAGTTTCAACAACAACAAGTTTTAGAAACACTATTTGGTAAATACCAATATGCAAGACTTGGTGCTTTGTTTGAAAACATTATTAGAGATGGATCTCAAGCACAACAGGTTATTGCAACCATGGGATATACAACAGAGCAACTAGCATCCAGTGCTGAAAAAGAATTAAAGGTAGTAGAACAAGCATTTAGTGTTCAATTAGTTTCAGCAATAGAAAAATTAAAATTAGCAATAGCACCTATAGGAGAGTTGTTTACTAAGATGGCTATTCCTATAGTTAATTTTTTAACTAAAATAGTTGAATGGTTTAATAGATTACCAGAAGGTGTTAAAAATTTTGCAGCCTTAGCAACTGTTATTACTGGATTATTGATTCCAGCAGCAACTATGATGTTTGGTTTGTTTGCAAACTTAATAGGAACATTAGCAAAAATGGGTCAAAGTATAACAATGCTTGGAGTAACTTTGCTACGAAAAGGTCCTCTTGCAGCAATTAAATCTTTAACCGAGTCTGGAAAATATTTAAGTCTTTCAGAAATTGATGCAGCAAATGCAGCAAGACAATTAGGTAGTGCAACATCGTTTGCAAACGAAGCATTACTTAGACAGGTTGGTAGTGCAAATAATGCAAAATTAGCAATAGATAATCTAACTCTTTCATATCAAAGATTAATTGCACAACAAGTTGCTGCAAAGAATGTTCAGTCAACGTTTTTTGCTACAGGTGCTGCTGCAAGTGAGTTATCAAAAAATGCACCAGCGAGTAAAAGAATATTACGTAGAAATAAAGGTGGAAAAGTATTTTCATTAAACCAAGGAAACATGGTTCCTGGTAGTGGTAATACTGATACAGTCCCAGCGATGCTTACTCCTGGAGAGTTTGTTGTAAACAAAGAAGCAACAAAGAATAACGTTGGGCTACTAAGTGCTATTAATGCACAAAGATATAACAAAGGTGGCGGGGTAGCAAATGTAGGAAAGATGTTTTATGGAGATCCAGGTGAATATACATATGACATGTTTGTTAGACAATACGGTTTAAATTTTTCTGGTGGAAAACATCAAGGAAACATAAAAAAGACAAGTTATAAACAACTAAAAGTATTATTTGATCAATATACAAAGTATGGCATTGATGAAAAGGGAGTACAAGAATTAGGTAAGTTAGCCCAATCTTTTCAAAATAAACATAATGAAAAAAGAATGAAAAGTCAACATGTAAAAGACATGGCAGTAAAATTAAATCTAACTGATGATGCAAATAAAAATAATTTCTTTAAAGGTATGGGTTTATCTAAGCCTAATGCTGCACATACTACTGCACCAAGAATTGTAAAAGTTAAAAGTTGGTCTGATTTTGATTTTTCAAAAACTGGAATTCCTGTACAAGAATTAAGCAACAGAGTAATTAGACTTAATGCAGATACTAACAATATGATGCGTGGTCAGGGTGTTCCAGCATCACAATTGTTTGCAGAAATTCAAAAAACAGGTTTAGATATTTTTGATTATCAAGATGCACAATTCTCTAGATACTTAGATTTTGTTGCAGCAGATAATCCAAAAGGAAGGCTAGCGTATGGCAAATCTTATGAAAAAGCCCTTCCTAAAGCATATGAAAGTCTCCTTAAACAGTTATCTGCACTTGGGGATACTATGATTACTGATGATTTTAAATCTAATAGTACAAGGTTTGAATCATTGTATGATGTAGCAATGCAAGAATTTGATAAGGTAGATGGTGGAAGGTTAACTGCTTTCACTGGTGAGATTAGAACTTTTTCAAATCAAAGAGCACCAAGAGTTCAAGATTTAGTAAAATTTTTTAAAGAAAGTGCCGCTATAAAAGAATACGCAACAAATAACGGAATAAATTTACAAACAATATTAGATGGAAATGAAGGTGCTAAGGGAAAGAAATTATGGAGAATACTTCTAGAGGCTAATGGTCACGATACATCTGATCCACTTAAAAGACAAGGCATTTGGGAAAAAATATTAGATAAAAATGGAAATATTCAACAGTCAATAGAAGGTAAGATAGGTTCTCAAAATAGATTGGCTTTTTATGGTACTAAAGTTAAACAAATCTTAGATTTAAGACGTAGTGGTGGAAGAATGGCCTTTGCTAACAAGGGTGGAATTGCAAAAGGAATAGCAAAGGCAATGGGATTAAATGCTGATGATGCTCTAGGTGCTTTTGGTTTAAGAGTTCCAACTCCAAGAACTAATATAAAGCCTATATTTGGTAAAAATTCAAGAATGAAAGATGTGTTTGAAAATCCTAATTACAAGGATGGTATTTATTTAGTTTCTCCAGATGGTGGTGTTCCATATGAAGCCTGGCTATTTAATAATAACGGAAGACTTAGAATGCAAAGAATGGGTTCATACAATACAGGCAGTGGACTAAATACTAGAACTAGTCAATATGACTGGGTAGATGTAGATCCTGATATGAGAGCAAATGTTTATACTAGAAATGAATATACTGGTTCAAATGTATCTAGTCCTATTAAAGCATTTAATAAAGGTAATATAGTTCCTGGTAGTGGGAATACAGATACTGTTCCAGCGATGCTTACCCCTGGAGAATTTGTTGTAAATAAACAAGCAACAAAAAATAATTTAGGTTTGTTACATTCTATTAACTCACAAAAATTAAATGTTGGTGGAAAAGTTAAAGGAATGCAATACTTTTTAACAGGTGGAGAAGTACAACAAGTTATTGATTATAAGAAAAATAATCCTGGATCAACCACACCACAAGCAGTACAGGCATTAGGACTTAAAATTGGTGGTGCAATGCCTAAAGGTATGGTTAGAGGAGCAGGTGCTGTAGGTGCAGTCGCTGGAATAGCATCACAAGTACCAGCAATGGCTATGTATGACACATTAGGACCAATAGGTGGAATGGTTGCAAGTACTGTTGCTTGGACTGCAGCATCAAAACTTGCTACAGTAGCGTTTAATAAAGTAACTGGTAATTCAAAAATACTTGCAGAGGCAGCAAAAACAGCAGGAACTGCAACTGGCAAGTTAGGAGCAAAAGCATTATTGGCAACTAAAATTTTAGGACTTGCTGCAGGTTCATGGTTATCTATAGGTGCTTCTGTTGCTACCTTGGTTTACTCTATGAATAAAACTGGTAAGGAAATTTCAGAGTCTGGTAAAAAATATGTAGAAGCATTGTATGGATCTTCAGATAAGATGTCTAAATTTGCTGAAAGTTTTGGAAGAGAAAATGTTCAACAACAACTAGCAAGCAGAAGAGCAGAACTTGTTACTGGCGGACCAGTATCAGAAGAGGCAAAACAGTTTAGTACACAATTTCTTCAAGGAGATGCTGGTAAACAAATGCTTGCTGATCTTCAAACAGTATCAAAAACTGGGGGTACACAATCAAGAAATGATGCTATATTAAATCAATTATTAAGAGGGGTAGTAACTAAGTCAATTACTGCAGAAGAAGCAAGAGCAATTGCTATGGACATAGGAACTCAATTAAATGATCAAAGTATAGGAGTTAATATTGCTGCAAAAATATCCAGACTGGCTGGACCAAATGGTGAAGACTTAGCAGATAATATATTACAGGTAAATGCTTTAATTAAACCTAAATTAGATATTGCTGCTACTGAAAAAATAGTTGCAGAGCAATGGTCAAAAACTAATATATTCCAAAAAATGTCAGCAAATATGTTTGGTGGTGGAGCAGACTCTATATTCTCTAAGACTATTGCCACTCAAGCACTTCAAACATTAGAAATTACTAAAGAACAATTAGATTTATTAAAACTAGAATTAGAAAGCGGAAATATTACCTACAGTGAATTTATAAATAAGAAAACAATGATAACTTTAGATTCTGTAAATGTAACAAAAGATGCAATGACGGCTCTTTCTGAAAAATTTATTAATGATACAGAGGGAATGAAAAATGCAGTAGATGAGTTTAGAAATGAAGTTAAAACAAGTTTTGAAACAAAGTTAGAAAACTTTTCTCCAGAAGATGCTGCAAAAATAAGAGGTTTTCAAGATAAGGTTTCTAGAGGTGGTTCTGGAACAACTCAGGTAGAAAGATATGGAGTTACTCAAACACTTCCTACAGCACAAACAGAAAAAGGATTAGCAGCACAAACTGCATTAGAAACTTTGTCTCCAGAATTAAGTTTAGCATTATCATCATTAGAAAAAGCAGATCTTGCAGCAGAAAGACTTTCAGATTTATTTGCTTTAGATCCAACTACACTTTATACAATAGAAGAGTATTTTACACTTGGGGGAGATTTAGGTAATATACTTGGAAAGTCTGTTTTTGAAATTCAGAATTATCAAGAAGCACTTGATAGACTATCTGCTGTTCCAGAAAAATTTAAAACAGATGTTGATATTGCAACACTAATTGGAGATCCTAAAAAATTAGAATCATTTACAATTCAAGCAACTAAATCACAGGAAGCATTAGATTATTTGTCAAAACAAAAAAATATTACTAAAGAAGTTGCTATGAATGTTATTACTACTTATCTTGGAGATAATGCTATAGCAAAACAATTATTAGAGCATTATCTTTCAACTGGAAATAAGTTTGAAGATTTAGATTTAAATGCAATAATAACTATGGGTGTTTCAAATCCACAAGTCGCATCTGCATTGGCAATTATTGAAAAGGCAAAGTCTGGTGCTAATGTTGGTATGAGTGCATTAGTTCAAGCATATGACATTTTAAGTAAAGAAGGGGAAAGTGCTGGAGCAGGAATGCAGCAGGGCGGTGGAGATGGTGGTAGTGGAGAAGATCCATTAAAAGCAATAAAAGATCAAATTGCAGATACTAATACTTTAATAGGAGCATCACAAAAACTTATTGCTGTTGGACTAAGACCAGAAATTGCTGCAACACTAAGTGCCGCAGAGGCAAAGGCTTTGCTTGCTAAAAAATCAGGTGATTTGATTAAAAAATTAAATGACGAAGCAGACAAGTCTAAGGTTCTTGCTAATATATATAAAGATCCTAGACAAGTAGCAATAGACTCATATAACAAACAAATAGAATTTATTGATAGAACAATTAGTGCTATTGATAGACAGATATCTACTATTAGAAGGAAAAATGAATTAGATCAAAGAGATATTGGTGTTAGACAAAGAGCGTTAGAGTCTATAACTAAAAAAGAAAAAGAGGTTAATGATCAATATAATTTAAGATTTGAATCATTAAATAAAGTATCTAAGATTAACGATAGGATAACTCAACAAACACAAGATAGGATATCTTTATCTAGTGCCCTAGTTTCTGGAGATTTTGGTGCAGCAGCATCTGCAGCAGCATCAATGACAGGAAATTTTGCTTCAGCACAAGTAGAAGATGCAAGGGTAGCGTTGGAGTTACAAAGGGATCAAGAAATAGCAAGTATTGGTGCATTAGTAAATGGTCAGTTAATGACTAAAGAGCAGATAGAAGCAAGCATAGATGTAATTCAAGAAAGAATGTATCAAAGAGACCAACAGATACTTGGATTACAAGATCAAATTTATTTAAAAGAAGAAGAAAAATATTTACTACAACAAAATGTTCAACTTATTAATGATCAAATAGCAGAGCAAACTGCTAAACAAACTGCAAAAATGGCTGAGCAAGTAGGAGTTGCTGAGTCTTTAAGGAAAAAACTATTTGCACAATATGAAATAGCAAAAGCAATTGCCCAAAGAAATTGGGGAGCAAAATTTGGCTCATATAACACTGGTGGAGAAGTTAAGACCTTTGCATATGGTGGAAGTGTCTACCGTGGCTCTAAAGAGCCTCCTCCAGCCCTAAGAATGGCTATGGGAAGCATTGTTCCAGGTATGGGTCTATCAGACAAAGTCCCAGCATTATTAACACCTGGAGAATTCGTAGTTAGAAAATCTGTTGCTCAAGCAAACATGCCTTTATTAAATGCTTTAAATGGAAATGTATTTCCTGGTGCTGGATCATTTGCAATGCCAGAAACAACATTGAATTCTCCTAACAATGTTGTGTCTAATATATCTTCACCAGTGTATAATTATAGTGTAAACGTTAATGTACCTAATACTACATCGTCTCCAAATGAAATTGCAGATGTTGTAATTAACAAGATTAAAATGACTCAGGGAAGAGAAATAAGGAGAAATAGATTCTAATGGCTACTTCTGCGTATATGCAAAATAGATGGGCTTATGCAAGGCCACAGGCTATAGCATGGTCTAATAACTCTGGTATCTTAAGTAGTGGTCTTGTAGTTCCAAATGGAACAGAAGGTTCTGACTTTATTATCTTATCTGATCATAATAGAAGTGAAATAGCCGTGGGTCAAAATAGAATTGAAAATAGAAAAAGAATGATTAATGGAAATATGCGTTCATATCATATAGCAGATAAACTTAATATTTCATGGGATTGGGACATGCTTCCATCTAGATCATATAATGGAGATCCTAACTTTAATGTGTACGGAAACCCAACCTCTGGACTAACTGAATATACTGTTGATGGTGGTGCTGGAGGTGTTGACATAGTAAAGTGGTATGAAGATCACCCAGGATCTTTTTATATGTTTATGTCATATGATAGACATGATAAGTTTGCAGATCAAAATGATGAGTATAATCATTTGAATCAATATAATGATATTGTTGAAGTTTATTTTTCTTCTTTTAGTTTTAATATAGTAAAACGTGGCGGTTCAAATTTTGATTTTTGGAATATATCATTATCAGTTGAGGAAGTTTAATGTTTACAGATTCAGATTTAAAAAATTATATAGAAATTAATAATACTATAAAGACTGAGTCTTTGGTTATTGCAGAATGGAATTTGAATGATTTTGAAAATATTGAGAACTATGGAAATTATAGATATAGGCCAGGTACTCAAACAATATATAACACATTGCCTTTATCTTATGATAAACAAGATTTGGGAGATTATTATACAGATGCTATTAC